ACGAAGATCTCCTGTTACAAATTCATCTGCTTCTGTTGAGGAAAATTCTGGTCTCTTTAGGTCTACACCACGTACCCAATATCTTTCAGACTTGAGACGTTTGACCATGTGACTACCGATAAAGCCACCTGCACCAAGAACTAGTGCTTTCTTAGTATATTGTGTCATACTGGATGCCATTGTAAATTGTTTTTAGTATAGTTTTCAACAACCTCCTCTATGTAGTCAATCATTTCACGAGTAATAACTGGACTACACCCAAGGAAGAATACATTATCCAACACCTTAGAAGCGTTAGGATAGTTTGATGCTGGTTCGATGTGACGATATCCAGGATGTGCAAGAATATTACCAGCAAAATAATTTCTTGTTTGAATACCACAACTCTCCAAATATTTAACAAGTTGTGGTTTACCGTCATCATATACAATAGGAACTCCAAACCAGGAGGTTTCGGCATGTTCTTTTTCTTCAATAACTCTTACACCAGGGATCTTAGAGAAGATCTCATGAAGTCGAACTTTGTTGATACGACGAATATCATGTATCTCTACTTGTTTTTCCAACTGCACAAGACCAATAGACCCTTGCAAGTCTGCAGGTTTGAGGTTGTATCCTTGAACGCCAAAGACATACTTATGATCAATATCCTTATCGTACCCTTCTAACCAGCGGTCGAAGCGATTACCACAAACACCGTTAGGCAGTTTATTTTGGGATCCTACACAATAACATCCACGACCCCACCAGGCAAAAGATCTAGCAATCTGAACAATCTCTTCAATGTTAGAGGAAACCATTCCTCCTTCGATAGTGCTGATATGGTGAGCTGGGTAAAACGAACACGACGCTGCGACGGCATGTTTGGTAAGAAGATCACCTCTCCACTTACTACCAAGACTATCACAGTTATCAGCGATGTAATGAAGATTATATTGCTTGATAATATCAAAAAACTTATCAAAATCGTAGGGATTTCCTAAGACAGGTGAAGAGAATACTGCTTTTGTTCTAGTCGTAATCTTTTCACGGATCTGTTTTAGATCCCAATTCAGATCACTGTAATCAATATCAACAAAGATTGGTTTCAAACCATTCTGAATGATAGGATTAATTGTAGTTGGAAATCCACAAGCACAAACAATGATCTCATCACCATCTTGCCAGTCAAAGTATTTTTTTAGTGCAGCGATCATCACCAGGTTTGCAGAAGAACCTGAGTTGACCATCAAAGAATGTTTGAAATCAAACATTTTAGAAAATGCTCGTTCAAACTTATCGACTTCTTCACCAGCAGGCAACCACTTACCTTCTAGAAGAGTTGTAATTGCTGCAGCAACTTCACGTTCATCCCAGTAAGGACCAGAGTAAAAAATCTGATCCCCCTTCTTCCAATTCTTATTAGCAAGATAAGGAAAAAGGTTTTCACCTTCACGTTGCAGTTGCGAAATAAAATTTGTTACTTTTCCGTTTACAGACATAAATCTTTGACGATAAATTCTAATGAAAGTTTTGGTTCAAACCCAAGCATTTGAAGTTTCCTTGTGTCCATCCAGAAGTTTTCTGTCTGAACATTTTTATGAAACGCTGGCGGTTCCATATTCTCAATCTTACCTTTCGACTTTATATAGTGGTTAGCAAGATGAATGATTTCACCAACTGATGTTGGTTTACCAGATCCAATATTATAGATTTCGTTTAAATTACCACCATCAATTACCAGTTTGATTGCACGACAAACATCTTGAACGTGCATAATATCACGACAATGTGATCCGTGATTATAAAGTTTGATGTCATGATGAAGTTTGAGTTCATCAATCAACCAAGTAATAGCATTCTTTTTTCTAGATGCTTTTTGATCCCCAGCACCAAGAACATTACAAAGGCGAAGAATGCGATATTTTATTCCGTATGTCTCTGCGAACGACATGATTAGTTGTTCTGCACAGCGTTTAGTAATAGAATAAAATCCTGTTGGTTCACAACGTGCATCTTCTTTTGCTGGAATATATGGTGTTTTACCATACACAAACCAGGAACTAATAAAATTGAAAGTAATGTCTTCAGATCTACAATGATCTAATACTTCACATAGAACTTTTAAATTAGTATCTACGTCTAGAGTAATTCTATCATGAACATTATAATTGTCAACTGTGGAGATAAAATATAAAATATTCTTTGTCTTGGGTTTGCGTTCATCACGTTGCATTTCTATGCAACCATCATACATTTTTCTAAAATTACCACCTACAAACCCAGTACCACCGTATAGAGAAATCATTGTTTCAAATACCAATCAACAGTCATTTTAAGTGCTTGATCAAAATCAAAATGTGGGATCCAACCAGTGTGTTGTGTAAGTTTTTCAAAACTCATACCATAACGTTTATCTTGTCCAGGACGGTCTTGAGATACTTTAATTAAATTTTCTGGTTTACCAAGAATTTTTAAAATCTTTTTGGTAACATCAATGTTTTTTAATTCACAGTCCCCACCAATATTAAAACGATCATTCATAACACGCTGATCTTCAAGCATCCAAATAGCGCGGCAATGATCGTAAACATATAACCAGTCTCTAATCTGTTGCCCACCACCATACATATAAGTCACTTCATCCTTTAGTGCATTGAAAATTACCTTTGGAATAAGTTTTTCAATGTGCTGATGAGGACCATAATTATTGCTACAGTTAGTAATGAGATAAGGTAATCCGTAAGTGTTGTGCCATGTTCTGACATAATGATCGGAAGCTGCTTTACTGGCACTGTATGGATTCCTGGGATCATAAGGAGTTTCTTCTGTGAATAATTCTGTATCTTCGTATTCTAATGATCCATAGACTTCATCTGTGGAAATATGATGAAACTTCTGTATGTCAATTGTTAAACTTGCATTTAGAAGATTGATTGTTCCAATTACATTTGCTTCTAAAAATGGTCTATAGTTTCTGATTGAATTATCAACATGACTTTCTGCAGCAAAGTGAAAAACTTTGCGTGGTTTATATTTTTTGAAGATATAATTTACATGATTTTCATTTGTAATATCGCACCAAACAAACTCAAACTGCGGATCTTCAGGAATAAACCGAAGATCCGCAGCGTAAGTTAAGTTGTCTAGCACAATAACTTTTTCATTTGTAACGTTCTTCATATAGTGAAGAAAGTTACTGCCGATAAAACCTGCGCCGCCAGTAACTAAAAACATCAGTCGTTATAATACACGTTATCAATTCTACCATAATCATCTTCCAATCTTACAACATCGTTCTCCTGGCATTGCCCATGTTGAACTTCAATAAAAAGAACTCCATTGTCACCAGCAGTCATGCGGTGACGGGAGTTAATTGCAATATGAAAATGTTTTCCAGGATAAACCCATTCAGTATATTCGTTCAATTGAACAAGACCAGAACCCTGGACAATAATCCAGTGCTCTATTCGATAATTATGATACTGAAGTGAAAACCTTTGATTTGGATTTACATAAATTCGTTTGACTTTATGTGTTAGTCCTTTGTCAATAGTTTCATACCAACCCCAAGGTCTTTGCCTACGTACACATGTACAATCCATTTTCGTATAAGTAAATTCTCAAGCTCGCCACCAATTCTTTAACTGGAAATTGGAAACCAGGCGGAGAAAGAATTCCCCATCCGCACCACTTGCTCTTGAAAAAAGCAAGAAAACAATAGGGTCATAATTGACTCCACCACTTAATTTTTTAAAAAATTAAGAAAACAAATTTACCAGTTTTGCAATTTCGTTTATGGAGAAAAATCCACATAAGGTTAAAACGTCATAAAGTTTAAGTTTAATTGCAAACGGTATTGTTAGAATACCACCAATACACTTGATAAGTAATCCATAACGAAAATCTCCCCATAACATAAGTTGATACCCAAGTATGAGGAGAATGTTGCCTAGGTATCGTAAAATACTAGATTTAGGCATTGGGTTGCTCCCGACCAGGGTTTTTATAGTCTCTCCATGACTTATACTAAAACGCCCGCGTCCATTAGATCATATTCTAGATTATCAAGAATTACGTTGTAATCCTTTTCCACATCGTCATAAAAATAAACATTGCGAGATTTGTAGTATTTACAAAGTTTTTCGTAAAGTTTAGGATACATTTCATCAAGATAAACAGTTCCTTCTACAGCAGAAGTAAGTTTTTTGATGTCTGTTTTGAACTTAGAAAAAAATGGACTGCGAGACATTTGTTGTTGTAAGTTTACTGTTTTAGTATAGGATATATAGACACTTATGTCAAGTGTCTAATCGGAGTGACAGGATTCGAACCTGCGACTTCTCGCTCCCAAAGCGAGTGCTCTACCAAACTGAGCTACACTCCGTGGCGGTCATTTTGTTGAAGAGGTATAGCCGAACCCCTGAAAGGATTAGAGTTTGGACCTCTTATCCATGGAGAATATCGGACTCGAACCGATGACATCTTGCTTGCAAAGCAAGTGCTACTACCAACTGAGCTAATTCCCCAAGGCGGAAGCGGTTGGATTTGAACCAACGGTGCTACTAACACGGTAGTTTTCAAGACTACTGCCATAAACCACTCGGCCACGCTTCCATTCATTATCATTCCAATGTTTTACAACACCGGCAACAATAAAAATATTTGTTATAAGATATGTAGTAAAGATTATGGTACGAATAATTGCTATGCGATCTGCTTCATGATTGTTATCAGAAGATTTTTCACCTAATGATTTACACCAAAGTTTCCACATTAACGAATTTCAAATTCAAGTCTTTTAACTTTTCGTTGACGCCTTGCCTCTTGAAAAGCGAGGTCATCTTGACTTAGTATACCAGAATTTTTTTTCTTTGTCAACCCTTCTATGATAACAATCTGCGAAAGATCTACTGCAGAAATTTTATCATTATAAATTGTTGCTTGATTTGGACATCCACAAACGATCCGTTTTGAGGAGTTCGTTAACTCCTTGTTACAAGTTTTGCAACGTATTGCCAGTGTGTTTAAATTCATTTAAGGTTTTAAAATATTCTTTACTTGCAATTTTAGGAGTATATCCAGGGTAGAATTTTTTTACAATACTACCAATACCCATTGCAGTAATGGCACTATCACAAAGTACCCATACAGTTTTTTCATTAGTGTCCACTACATGTGGAAGAGGAAATTTAGTTTTCATAAGTAAATGTTTTGTTTTTCACTTTAGTGTCAAATTCACCAGTACGTCCAGGTTTCATTTTGCCAACCTTAACATTTTTTCCTTTCCCTGGCCAAGATGTTTTAGAAGTTCCAGTAAGACTTGCACCACCTTTTCTTTTTTTCTGAACTAAAACGGAATCTTGATCATATTTAGCACCAAGTTTAGCAACTGCCTTTTTAAACTTTTTTTTACTTTTCTTTCCAGATGAAATTACATAAGACTTTTCAGAAACTTTTTTCTCATCTTTAGTGCCAGGATTTTCTGTATATCTTCCTTTTACTTTTGTTGGACCAGGAAGACCAGCACCACGAATGTCTTTTGTCAATTGCTTGGATCGTGCTTTGTTTTGAGACTTAGACTTATCACCTCTTTCGGCAGACATGATTGCCATGCCACCTTTGTCTGATTTAGATTTTACACGATTAAGTGAAGTCTCTTGAATACACTGACATTCTAGCATAAACTCAGCAAAATTTTTCATGTATTACTAATGCTTATACACCAATTTTATTTATTTATATGGGCGATGACGGGATTGAACCGCCGACATACTCGGTGTAAACGAGGCACTCTACCGCTGAGTTAATCGCCCAGGCTCCCCCTCCTGGATTCGAACCAGGGACCAAATGATTAACAGTCATCTACTCTACCAACTGAGCTAAGGCGGAATAAT